AGCGTAGCGCATCTGCACACACGATGTTTTGCTCTACAATGTGTCGTAAATCTTCTCGTCCGCATAGCAATCGTTCGCGACACAGTTCGACATTGTCTTGCATAAGATCTACACCATATATAGCACTTAGTGCAGTTTCAAAGTCAATACCGTTTTCTATCTTGCGTATTAACACTTCACCAAGAAACTGTCCGTCGCCGCAACCTGTTGGGTCAATAAAAGTTTTAGTTGGATCTGAAAATGCTGTTGTATCTTTTGCTTCTATCTCGTCACAAGCCTTTTGAACAAGAAAATCTTTAGTAAAACATTCTTGTGTTTGTTTCACTCTGTTCTTGTCTCGATCAATCCCACTCATATAAGGACGATTGCGAATATGATCTTTTATAAAACTTATATCCATTGATCTTTATACTCCATCTTTGGAATTGCAGACCAAATCCTTTGACCATTAACTACAGTGTTAGACTTAATACCTTTTACAAGTTTAGTAACTGGTTCACTTTTAATATATTCGATAGCATCTAACACTTCTTGTTTAGAATTAAATTCTATAAAGTAAGCACCGAATCCGCATACTGTTTCTGGCCCGGCATATTTTAAAGCGCCAATTTTACCAATAGATCCTGTTTTAGATACAACTAATTTGTGTTTACCTAAACCTTTAGTAAGATCTAATTGATCGTCTGCAATATACTTGTGATTGCCCCATTCGCTAGAGTTTTCTTTACCTACTGTAAAAATACACAAAGTTCCGTTAGGATCTTCTTTTGCTTTGCTGTATTCTAATTTACCAATTTGTGCTTCGTATCCTGGTAAGTTTTTAGTCATAATATTGCAAGCGAGTTCCCATTCGTCTCGATTATCAACCCCTGGAACTACTTTAATATCATTGATAATTGTTTTAACACCATCTTGAAATTTAATTTCAGTTGTAGTTGTTCCGTTTATGTCATAGACTGCCATTGCTGTCATGATGTTTTCATCAAATGCTTTATTACCTAAAGGTTCGTAATATTCAATGTCATCTAACATTTGGCTTTTATCAAAATCTCTAGTTGGTCCAATAAACAAAACTTTTTCAGTAGTTATTGACTTAGCTTTCTTTAGACTTTCCATACTAATATCAAAAGCAGGATTCATTAGTGTGTAAGTAAATTTCATATCTTTAATAGACTCCTCTTGATAATCAATGTATCTAACGCTAAAGTTTTCAACCCACATCTTTTTCTTATCAGCATCGTCACCAACAAACGTAATTTTATTTGGATTGATATTGTATTTAGACAATAGTAAAAATACCAATTCAATATTGAACATAACACAGAATGTGTCGCTTTTACGAAAGGACTCTTTAGCAAGTTGTCCTGTAAAAATATTAGGATTAGTATATACATTTTTTCCTGTTTTTGTACTTTTAGGACTTACAGAACCTCCTGCTCTTTCTGTCACATACTCTTTTACCTGAGCAAGGTTTTTAGCATTATATTTCATTGTTCATTTCTCTTTCATCGCTTCTGTGAACAAACATAGAGAGCGAAGCGTGACTCTCTCTATGTTTATATAATAACATCTTTGTACTATATGTCAACCACAACTTACTCAAAAGTCATTAGTTGTTCATCAGACATATTGGAAAGATCTGCCCGAAGTTCTAACAGTTCCATTTCATGGATGATATCTTCTAGCATCTTTTGTACTTTTTTCTTCTTACCGAAAACATAAGCATCATCAAGACCGTCATCGTCATCAATGCCAGGACCGTCTTCGCCAGTATAATTAATTTCTTCGATACCGATTTCAAAACCAGCGTCGCGAATTTGACCTACAATATCTCCAACCCAAGTTCGAGTTTCATCATTGTCATTTAAAACAGGAACCGAAACAATAGCATACGGTTTAGCACTTGGATTTGCTTTGAAAGTTCGTAACGCTCGACCAATTGTTTGAATTAATTTGCTCTTGATCATATTTCGAAGAACTGCAACGCCGGTAATACCGTCAATGTCAATACCTTCCGACAAGATGTCGTAATGAAAAATAAGAGCATTATCACATTCACGAAGTTCTTTCATAAAGTTACCTCGTGCCATTTTAACACCGTCTACCATCGATCCATATTTGGCATTACTTACAATAGTAAAGATCTTATGATTAGGCATAGCCTCTTTAATAGTCTTTACATTTTCAATTACCTTCTTGACATCCTCTGTGCCCTTCATAGCAAAAAGGATTTTGCTTGCTGGCATAGTTTCTCGAGTTACTTGATCTTGATATTTTGCCAAATTAATAACTTCGTCGATGAGTGTTTTAATAGAGTCTTCTGTTTTGCCGTACATGATATGTAGTCTAGGCGGAACAATCCAACCACCGTCAATTAGTTCTTTTGGAGTGATTTGAAATACACATTCACCAAATACCGCTTCATTGTTTAGTCCGCGACCGTTTTCAGATGTTGTATGACGCTCTGTTGCTGTAAAGCAAAGTTTTTTCTCACCTTTAAGTTTTTGCCAAGTTTCAAAATAGTTCTCAGCAACAAGATATTGACTTTCATCAGCAATAATAATATCAAAATCAATGTCAACTAGTTTTCCCATACTATGATATGTTGAAAAAATCACAAGATCTTTGCCTAGCGTTTTGGCACGCTCTTGTTCTTCTTCAACCTTTTCGCGGCTTGTTGTTGAAAACTCTTGCCATTTAATTTGATGATAATCACGCTCATCCTTACCACTGTGAAATGCCAAAGCCACATAGCCTTGCCCTGCAATGTCACGATAATCTTTAATGAGTTGATTGATTAGTGCAATTCGAGGAGCAAGAACAAGATGTATCTTTGATCCTGAAAAACTTAGTTGTTTGTTTAGAAAAAGACTTTCAATTAAAGTCTTGCCACCACCAGTTGGAACTACGGCTCGCATAAGTGGTGCTGTTGTGTTTAGAAGTGTGTCTAAACTGGTTCGTTGATAGGGACGTGGGTCCATTGTTTTCTCCTATTGTTTCATCGCCTGTAAAGATAATAAAGCAAGTCAGGCGTAAATCTTACTTTATGTATTTATAATACTATCTAATAGCTTACTTGTCAAGCATTAAATCGTAAAAATGCTGCCAAAATGTAGGAGTGTTAACTAACTTTTCAATGTCTTTACGACCCAGTGTCCTAACCGTATTGTTAAAACTTTCTAATTTTGGGGTTAGATCTTTTGCTGTAGTGAATAGAGTCATTTGAATGTGTTTACCTATATGTTTTGATAATGCCATACTCGGAAACATAGCAATGTTTTCTTTTGTTTCAGTAATATACTTTTCACTATTCATAGAACATTTGGCCTGGACCTCGTGCGGCAGACCATCAAATGTTTCTCCGCTACCATCTATGCCCATTTCGTCAACTGGCGACGGTTTGTAGTTTGTGATGTTAATACGAGTGTTTGTTGGATTAAGTTTAATAATTGCTTCGACAAGACATTCAAACCCGTCTCCTTTATATTTGTCAGGTTCCCACATTGCAGGATTTTCTTTACATTGTTTATCTAGTCGATTTAGGAATGTCTTGAGATCTGTTACTCCATTGAGTAATTTATCAATGTCATAACAAGTGTTCTTAAAGTGATGTTCTAGTTTAATTTCCATCGTTTTCGGCTCCTAACCGTTTTTAACTTACTATTAAACATAACACACTATACTAGTCTGTCAACCTTTTTCCAAGATAATCTTGTTCTTTGTAGGTTTTAATCATATGACATCTGCAACAAAGTGTGTTTATATTATCCTCAGTATCTTTGCCGCCATGGCTTTTAAGTATAATATGATCACCATGCATAACACCACGTGCTACTCTTAGTTGATGATATGGATCTTCTATTTCCTGTATTTCGGGATCTTGACGAGGATCATATCCACAAGTGTTACATTCCCATCCTCTGTAAAATGTGTGTGGGCGTTCTGGTTTACCCATTCCGCCGTATTCTACACACTCTAGTTGATGCATGTGACATAGAACATCTTGTCCAGCACCTTTGTAAGGTGTTATTTCATTGTTGCAGTCTTCTAGCATACAATGCTTTGGATTATTATACTGCTCTTTCATCCAAGCAGTACTTTTCAAAGTGGTAGGCTTTTTTCTTAACTTAGCCATTAATCCCACAGGTCCTCTACTGCAACTGTGTAGCCATTGTTTGGTACATAAGTAGGTGTCTTAAGGTTAGTTGACTTTTTCATCTGTGCAATAAGGAAAGGTATACCTGTGCGCATTTCTGTTGTAAAACCTTTAAGACCAAACTCATTCCAGCTTTCAAAATTGGCTTGTTTATACCAACGTGTGTAAGAGTCTTTTACTTTATCCCAAAACATGCCATTCTCACCAAAGTTTGCTTCGAAGTATTCTTTAGTAAAGGCTACCATTTTAAGCAGATATTCGTTGTCTACTTTAATATCTTGCTCATAGCAAAGATTAAAATATTCATATAACTGCCTTGCTTCTTTAGCACGTACAGGACGCTCTTCATTCAAATAAGCCCAATACTGTGCAAACATCCGAGTTACTTCTGGATGCTTACGAGTCTTAAGACTTTTACTCATAATCGTATCAGCAAGTAGTGTAAATGCACCTGGTTCGTCTTCATCACCGAATTTGGAATGTGTAGCAAACAAACCTGCATCACGGAAGTAATCGTTTTTGATTGCTGCGTCTACCCATTCTGGATCTTCGGCGCCATCAACTTTTACACCATAAACCATTTGCTTATAGGTATCAATAAAGTCCAGTGTTTCCTTTGCATCACCATTTAGCAAGATAAAGTTTCTGCGAATCTCAAGTTTTTGTTTTGAACTGTAAATTACTACAGGAACCATTGCATTGGCACTGCGTTCGCCAAACACTTTTGTAAGAATAATATGTAAGGCGATACTGGTATGCTGACCGTCCCATGCAATATAGTTTCCAGGATTATCTGGATCCTCATAAACTTGGATAGCCATTACCATAGATTCTGAAAAGTGAGACAGAATTTTTAGAATATGCCGCATGTTAACTTCACGTTGCATAGTTTCATCAATTTGAATTTTATTGAATGGCACTTGGATTGCTTTTGCAATTTGAATATCTGAGAACTTGGTCCAGCCTCGTTCTGCTGGTGTGACGTTTTCGGTACGAAATCTATCTACTACTGCATCTAGTTGCGATTTAAAAAATGGTGCTTTTGCAAGTGCTTTTTCTAAACGCTCTTGTAGTGTAACAAAGTTACTTTCTGAAACTTCATAAAGCGAGTTAATTTTTTGTGCATGTGTTTGCATTGCATTAACCTCCGAAACTTTTGTTAACACAATAGATACGGAATGTGCCAGTTGGCAATCTCCGTGTTACAAATTTCTTGTCATGACGTTTTGCATAACTTGCAGCCGCACTAGATGCCGGACAGCCTCCACTTGCATTTCTTTGAGCTGCAGGATCATTTGATGGGATGTCAATGTAAGTACCCGGCTTCATTTTTTCAAAGCCATACTTTGTAGTGCGAGCATTAAATAGGTCACTCGGCGAACCTTTTTTGATAGTATAAGTCATTTTATATGTCTCCAATTGCGGGCCACTTGCCCTAGGTTAGCGGTCAAACTCGACCTTCATTTATATAATAACACCTTTAAGGCAAGTGTCAACCTGTAAAATCGTATACAGGAAAGTCTGCATACTTTGCACGACGTTTGCCGCCATCACTCATTCCGTGACGAAAACCAACTGCCTTACCATTGTCCAAGATAACCCAATACTTTACATCCTTCTCAGGCCCTGGCCAATCTTTGTTGCCAACCATTACTTTTGTAATGTGATTGTTAGCATAACGTTTTGCTTCGATGTCCAAATTTTGGTACTTAGGCATATCCCACCAAATACCAAAATCGTTTTGTAATTTGAATTTTTGCTTGACTACCATTTTAATCATCCTGACTTGCAGCTACATACTTACCAAAGCGGTTGTAAAACTCATCAAAGTGCTTGAGTTTATCTGGCTGGAATGGCAAGTTGTATTGGTTAATAGCAACACGACAACCCATAACAGTCATCTCCGTTGGGAAGAAGTCCATCATAAAGCGGAAGAAGTTATCTGCTAGCTTGTGCCAGCCATCGATATCCTTTGCACCAATCTTTTCAAACTGTGCCTGCAGTTCATAGCACATACCAATTGTAAGTGCATACTGTGCAGAGATTTCTTTGACCTTGCACTCTTTCACCTTACCAGCAAGAATGTCTTCTGGCTTTGGCAAATCAGCGGCATGTTTACGATGTGTCATAAACTTAATAGCAATGCCTTCGCCCACAGTACCTGCAATCAAGTCTGTAAGTTCGGCATCTGAGATATCGTCTTGACAAAACTCACTTACAAAAGTCCAGCTACGAGGAGTAGCAAAACTACGTCCACTTGCACGTGGATCAAAATCAAACAAGTCGGCCTTTGCAAATGAAAGGTAACCAACTACATCCTCATGGATACCATTAGGCACTGCCCAATCAAACCATGCATCAAAGTCCGGACGGATTTCTAAATGTACAAACCGGTTAGCAAGCGGCGATGGCATACGATATGTAACGCCTTTGTCGCTTTCTCTGTTGCCAGCGGCAACAATTACGACATTATCTGGAAGAACATACTGACCAACTCTACGGTTAAGGATCAGTTGATAAAACGCCGCTTGCACTGCACCCGGTGCTGAATTAAGTTCATCTAACAGCATGATTACTGTATCATACTTGCTTGCAATTTCTTCACTTGGAAAGTCTGTAGGAGGTAACCAAACCATACGACCATTTGCAACATCTGGAGCAGGCATACCACGTACATCAGTTGGCTCCATAAGATTTGCACGGATATCAACAAGCAATGTATTGCCAAGGATACCTTTATCGGCAATACCTTGACAAAGTTCACTTTTGCCAACACCTGGAGGACCCCAAAGGAAAAGTGGACGCTTGTTTTTGAAAGCACGAATCATACGGCTTTCTGCTTCTTTTACTGTAACTGTGCGAGTATCTACAGACATAATGTTCTCTCCGTTTGTTTAACTTATAATTAAACATAACACCTTATAGAGAATAGTCAACCGTTTTTTGCATAAAAAAGTGAGAAAGTTACGAAATCTTTGTGTTCATGAAACTTTACGTCCACTCCAAACAGTGTCCAACGTATGCTCCATCGATTTCCTGGAGGGCCAAAAGTATTGCACATCCATTTATGAAATTTGTATTTTGTAAATTTGTTATTTTCCACATCGAGCTCTGTTATAGCGGTATATCGCCAATGTGTGGATAAATCTTCTTGTGTACTCCAAAGTTTAATCTTCACGATGTAACTCTAGAGTAAGACATGTAAGACCATGGTTATAAAAATGACTGAAATCAAACTTTACAAAATCAATATCTATTTTGTTTTTTTCTAATGCTTTTATAAAGGGATGCTGCATTGTTTTATGTGCATCGGTCATCATAATAGTATTTTGATCTATACTTATACTGTTGACAGCAAGGGTTGTATTAGCTGCATCATCGTCCTGGATTTTACTATCGATGAATTCGTGTTCATTTGTTATAGGAGCAACTTCTACAAAATCCCAGTTTTTAAAATATTCAGGGAAATGATCCCTAGGGTGGAATGTTGCAATAAGTCCTTCGCGTAGAATGTTAAAGTGACAGTCCAAATGTCCTTGAAAGTATTTGCTGTCTAAGATATGAAACTTTTTTTCAGGGTGCTGTCTTTTAAACCATTCCACGCCTCTTTGATTTCCTGCTCCTTTGTCACTTACAAATAAGTTATCATTGTTTAGGTATAAACAAGGTCCGTCTATAATAGGATCTAGATTAGGAATATCAGAATCTAATTCATCTGTTTCTTCTATATTATGCAACGGCATAGGCATAGGCAACCAATTTGCCCCATCTTGGAATGCTTGTCTAACTACATGTCTGTAGTTCCATGTACTAAATGCTGCTTCAGGTGTCCAACTTGCAGTTTCATATATGGTATTGTCTACAATTAAAAAACAGTCTCTAGGAGTTAACGGGATTCTATGTCCTTTGCTGTCCCAATAAGGAGTTGCAAGATGTTTTCCGTGGTCAAAACTTTTTGGACGGAAAACTTCTATACCTAAGGATTCCATGTGTTTTTGAAGATCGTCTAATTGCTCTTTCGTTCTATAAAATATATGTTCTACTTTTTCACGTCTGTGTTCTACACTTTTTAAAACACTAAATTCAATATCACCTAAAATGATAGAACGTAATCTTTCATAACTATTGTTAATTTTAACTTTCATCTCTATCCCAGTCAAAATTTATATTTTGTTTATTTTCATAAATCCATTTGACATGCATATGGGTCATAGTATTTTCAATGATTGCATTATGGCTACGATATGCACTGCCTTTATCTGCAGCACTAAAGTACTCGTATTCTATTTTACCATACCATCCAAAGTGTGCATTATTGTTTAGGTGAATGACATCTAAGTAATAATTTTTTTCATCCTTAGTCAAACTATCCCACCATAATTCATCTATGACAGGTGTGTATATGTTATCAAGGATATCTATTTTTTTACTATGTACAGTTAAGCTATGCACCTTAAGAAATCTATTTGCACTTTCAGTTTCACCGGTAAAATTTATTTCAATTATATTTCTATCCCCGTCTGGCACTAGATGTTCAAATCTTACACTATCTTTATGTACGATACCTGGTTGATAATCTTTTGTATAAACTTGGTCTCCTGCAAAGTTGATAGATACATTTACAGGATTCTTATCATGAAACACGCTAAAAACAATTTTGTGACCAAATACTAAATTATAATTTGTGAGCATTACAGAACTTTTCAAAATCACCGCCGTACATTGTTAAAGCAAAATGCATCTTTTGATCGAACAGTGTAATACGTTTTGGTTTTCTTATGTGTATATAGTAAGGAGTCTTTATGTATCTGTCAAGATCCAAGTAAAATTTGTTTGTCAACTTTACATCTTGTATTTGGATATCGTATGATTGTAAACCTATATCTTGTGTCAATATTAAGTAGCCTTCATGTGTCAATCTTAGACCACTATTTGCTATAACATTATGCCAGAGTCTTATGTGTGCTCGTTCTATAGGAATATCTAAATGTGCTTCTGTTGCAAAAGCTACTGTATAATCATGTTTGGTACGCATCACTAGGAAAGATTTGTTCACCTTTGTCTAACAACACAACGGTGAACTGATCAGTCTTGAATTGTTTATTGAGTTTTTTAGCTAGATTTATAGCATGGCCCGGATTGCTAAAACTAACCTTTTTATACTTTGGCCCAGGGTAACTGACCAACATGTTAAATGTTTTCAAGTTGATTGGCTTTTGCTCGTAGTATACTGCCCAGATTCCTTCACTCGCTAAAACCTGTTCGGCTTTGTAAGTTTCTTTCTCTACTTTTTCTAATAGTACAGTTGGCTTTGGTCTGCTCATTTAATCGACTCACTTATTATATGCTACTATAACTTATTTAGTCGAAAAGTGCGTACTTAATTAAATTCGCCTGCGTCGTAGTCTAATTTTATAACTGTATTATTGGCTTCTTGTAAAGTGATAATCTGTGATTGTAATTTATTGATATGTTCTAACACATGAATATATTCAGTAGCGATACCACGTGCTTCTTGAGCTGTAACGCTTACTGTATCTCTAGAATTCATACTACATTTATGAGCAAACTTTTCTAAATTAGGTGTCCTCATTAGGATAAAACTCTGCTACTTTATTTTTTATGTCTTTGTATTGTTCTGCTTCTGGCAATGCATCTTTTTTCTCTGTGATATTTGGCCATTGCTCACTGTACTTAGTATTAAACGTCATCCAAAAATCTAGCTCTTGTCCTGCTAGTTGATTGTCTGGTACAATAGCTTCTACAGGACATTCAGGCTCGCATACACCACAGTCAATACATTCGTCTGGATGAATAACTAAAGTATTTTCGCCTTCGTAAAAACAATCTACTGGACAGACTTCTACGCAGTCTGTGTGCTTGCATTTGATACAAGCGTCAACAACTAGGTACGTCACTAGCTTTTCCTTAATACTTCTTGCATTTCAATCCGAGTCTTGAAAGGACCTTCATACTCATATCTCTGTAATGTGATTAACTTTGGACAATAACTTGGAGAATGGCTTCCATCTTCCCAATGTACTACATAGTATCCTGCACAAAAGAAGCTCTGACTGTTTTCCGTCTTTGTGTATAAAGGTAATTTGCGTTTCAGATCCATCACTGCATTGTATGGCTTTGTTTTACAAGCAAAGCCATGTACTTCAAATTCTTGCGATTCTGCTACACTGTCCTGCTTATCGCCAAATTGTATACTATAAGTTTGCAACACATCTTCTACTGTTTCAAAGCGTTTGTTATCTTTTCCTACAGTGAAGGTGACTCCTAATTCATTGTTGCGAATTGTTCCTACTTTTTCACCGTCACGTTCTACTATCCAAAACTTATCTTCTAATACAGGCTTAGCTAGTAATTGCATCTTTTTCCTCCACATAATTTGCTTGTAGCCATTCTGCAAATTGACTAGCATTATCTGCTATACGTTGCATATCCCATTTGCCACAAAATTTCATAAAGTGTGCACCAACCATAGGACGGTTTTTTGCTACACTATGTTCTCTTATAATATCATCTACGTAACCTTGTATCTCTGTAGGCTGTGCAGTCAAGTCAACTAATGTTACGTTGCGTTCATAATCATCTAGTACGCGGTGTTCCTCGCCGTTATGATCCATCCAACGTTGCAACATAAGATTGTTCCAATTGTAACCTTTTGTTTCTTTGTCTGCATATGCTTCAAGTAAGCCAACTTTTTTACTTGAACCTTTCTCACGTACACCAGGAAATGCACTGAATACATTATCTGTAGGATCGCCTCGCATACATTTCTTGAACAATTGATACTGCGGATCGGCAGGCACTTTTTGTTCGCCTGTTTTTTTATCTAGCACAGGTTTGCCGTTGTCATCTACTACACCATCAATCTTAATAAGTTCATTAGCAATGCCGTTATATTGATGCACTGTAGGTGTAATCAACTGTACAAAGTCTGTATCACTGCTAACAATTACGTGTGTATCATTAGGATGCAATGCAATGAAACGTGCAATAACATCATCCGCTTCTGCAATATCGCATTTTATAGCACTGCAATTTGTACGTTCTTGCACAAATTTTAGGAAGTCATCGTATGCTTCAAAAAACAGTGCATCCTCTTCTTGCTCGCTAGGAGTCTTGGCGGCACGTACATCACTACGATTCTTTTTGTAAGGTGGATAAAAGTCTTTACGCCAACTACGTCCTTCTAGTGCAAACACTACGTGATCGGCATTGAATTTACGATAGCATTTGTTTACTGCATTAAGAGTGATATGAATAGCCATGCCAATTTTTGTTTCAGCATCGCCGCGCACTACATGTCTTGCACGAAAGAAAGTATTCATCGTGTCTACTAGAAGGTATGTTGTCATTATCTATTAAACCCTGAAAAGTCTCTGAACTTAGCTTTGTTTATAATAACTTTGTTCTTAGGTTCTGTCAACCTAAACTGTGGATAATGATCAAACCAGTACTGCATCAATACTTTTCTCCAAGCATCGTGAGCATCTGAACCATAGTGATAACTATTAGGATTTACTGTTTGAAAACCTTGTTTCTGCAAATAATAAAAGTATGTTTGTTCTTTATTGTAAGGACCTATAAAGTAATTTCCCCAGTCTTTTCTTTCACTCTCCGGTACAGCGATTTTGTCAAATTCTGCATAGGTATTAAAGAAAATATGCTTTTGATCTGCTTCTTTTAATTCGCAATGAAAGTCCCATATTTTTTTATGCCATTCTGCTACTTTTTCATTTAGTCTAGTTTCTGTTTGACTAGATACCCATTCTTTATAATGGTCCTGCATCTCTTCTGGAACACTATCAGTGCCGCTTGCAGTATACTGTACATAATCACCTTCGTGCCAAAATTCTTCTCTTTCAAAAGTACTCCAACCAATAATTACCATACCTGGTTTTTGTTTACTATTTGCAAGAAATTCTTTTGTAGTTCTTAGTATTCTGTCATTACTACATCCGCTTTCTGCATCTAAGAAGAAGCCCATATTGAGTCTGCTTGCCATAGTTGCAGTAAAGGTTTTGTTAATTGCTTCAGGATGAGCTCTACGACCATAAACCAGGTATCTGGGATCATCCTGTGCAAAAGTTATATTTTCTATAAATTCTGCACCTGCACTGTGACTATCTCCGTTGCAGTATATCACCTGTATGCATTCCTGTGTTCATCTATATTTTCAACATTATTCATAGCCGCTTCTTTTTCATAGCTTTCTAAAACTACATTGCGGCATACTTCTTGAAACCATTGATCGACAATATCAGCATCAGTGTCTCCTTGATACCCTGCACGTACTAGTTTAGCAACAAACAAATCATTCCAATCTAGTTCAAAAGCACCTCTGTGAAGAGTTCCATCCTCGAGTTCCATGCCTAAAACACTTACCCAAGGTTCTCCTGCTTCTGTAGCAAGTTCCTTTTCGGTTTTCTTTTTCTTAGGTGCAGGCTTTTTTTCTTCTTGTGCTTTTTTATCTCGTACTAATTTATTCCACCAGCCCATACTATAATCCTTTCTTGCGTAGATTGTCTACGTCTATATCAGGTGCCCCATGCGTTACCGAAGAGCGAGATGTGAAGTCTTGGGGTAAAGCGCCAACCTCGTTCCATACATACTTCGGCGACTTCTCTGACGTTGAGATTGTATTCTTCGCTTCTGCCTCCAAGTGGCATGCAGTATACAGGGCATTCGATTCCTGCTTGTTTGTAAGCCTCAACAGCTCTGCCAACTTCGTCAATATCATCCCTGTCAGCGACAACAAACTTGAGATACTGGTCACTACCACTAACACTAGCATAATTAGCAGCCACTTCAGGCTTGATAGCAGTCTCCCAAGGTTCTCCCGAAACACTAAGTTTTGGGGAACAACTCCAAGTAACAGTAAATCTGTCTTGTGTCTCGAGATACTCCTTGAAGTCCGGATGTAGCATTTGTGTAGTGTTCGTTTCGAAAGTAACATTTTTAAGATCCTTCATCTTTGGATGTTCAAACAATTCTACATACAAACGTTGCCAAGCTAATAGCGGCTCGCCACCTGTCAAAATAAAGTGTACATCTTGCCCATTATCCATAGTCCATTTACCTTCGGGCAACAAACTAATCAAATGTTCTACAACTTCATCTACACCTTTCAGCATATTGAAATGTTTAAACTCTGGATAGATACTTGCATATGTATCACATCCTGTGTGTACAATAGGCAAGTCTTCGAACTTTTCTGTAGTTTCATGCACTCCAGCATCGAGCAATGCTTTGACTTCTTCGTTGTAACGTTGACCTTCTGCATGTTGTTGCCAGCGATCACCTTTAGCTTTGTCTACACCAAAGTTCATACAACGAAAGTTACAACCAAATGTGCGTAGGAATACACTAGGTACTCCTACAAACTTGCCTTCGCCTTGTACACTATAAAACGCTTCTGAATATCTTAGTTTCATTGATGCCTCATCTTTTGTACTGTAAATGGAGTATAGATTGCACTGTTAGCGCCATGTTCCATACATTCAACACTTTCGCACCAACAACGGTCTCCATGCATATCCTTAATTAGAAAGTCTGCAAAGTGCCAAGCGTGTTCTGCAAACTTCTCTGCACCAACACCATTGAACACTCTAACTTCTGCAAGTCCTTTATTTTGTAGTTCCATTAGGTCATCAAACTGCGGATCATCTCCGTCAATACACAATTTATGATCGAACTTATCTTCTAACCAGGCTTTTAAATCTTTAAGACTACCAAAGTCTACTGCCCAGTTCTTTTCATCTAGTTCACTGCATCCAAATGTAAATTTAAATGCAAGACTGTATCCATGTAACAAATGACAATGGCTGTGAGTAGCAAGTGGTTGCCTAAACACAGCTGATAGTCCAATGTTATGTCCATAAGTTTTTGTACTGTAATAATTAGCCATAGTTTACCTCGTAGGCTGAGGGGGCGGAATATTTATAGAGGGGCGATCCCTGTTTAGTCCTCTTTATTATATTACTTTTTATTCTTGATATTGTCAAGATGTTCTTTCCATACATCCTGTTGTACTGCTTGCATTGCAACGATACTACGCAATTCACCACATTCTCGTTGAGGTCCTTTACCAATATGCTTGTTAGCACCATCGAACACGATAAGTTTTCCTGTCTCAAACTTACTTATCTCTGTTTCGCCTTCGCTTCCGTACACAACAGTTTCACCACCCCATTCATCTTTCCATTGCAGATTAAGATAGAGAACACCTGTAATGCTTTGATCAAGTATAGGCCAATCTGTATGAATATCTCCATCTTGTCCAAATGTGTTACCACTGATCATAATCCGAATAAGTTTATAATCTTCTGGTATAACTTCCTCGACAAATTTGTTACCACAGTTTATAAGTGCTTCTGGTGCATCGGGCAAATACTTTAGATCCCATGTGCTGAACCAATGTTGTACCCACATTGGAAATTGTGTGTGGTCATCACTTTTCTGACCAAACCCCCAATTACGTTGACATACTGTACTAAGCCATAGTTGTCTGTGGTCTTCATAGTCTAACCAATTGTTATAACTTTTAATTAGCACGCCACCACTCCTCGTAAGGAAATACAATCCATGCAGGATCTTCGTCTTTGTTGATTTCAATACTACTGTAATCTACATCCGCTTTACTTGGAATGTTGTCAATCAAAACAGCAAATTTTACATTGTTATGCCAAATGTCTTTCCATGCTTCGTCATTGGGCATACAACTTGTTTGCCAATCATCCTTGATCCAATTGAATGTTTCGCCAGTATCATTTATGTCATCAACTATAAGAATATTTTTTCTCTTGCCTGGATCACTTTTAGCAGTTCTCCAGACATCGTCTCTATCCTTAATTTCTACATAGC